ATCTAAGTTTAAATCTACAGCGGATTCCATTTCGGATCCGGATACAGATTCATTTACAATGTCTTCGATTGCCGCATCCACTTCTGGATGTTGAGCAACCCCACGATACTTCATGATGAGTTCTGCATTATCCTTCGCATTGTCACCATTGATATCAATGTATTGTCCGTAGTGAGAACCGGACGCAGTAACATAACCCGCACCATCATCATCCGTTTTTGGGACGATAGACGGTAACTTCTCATTCTCTTTGTTTGGATCTTTCTTACCCGATCTACGGATTTCGAATCCAAATAACTTCACTACGCTGTTATTGTCATCTGCCATTTATTAACCTCAGTCTAAAAAATGCATGGGCAGATTATCCTACCCATGCACTTATTTAGTAACAACTTAACTAGTTGTATTTGACTCCCAGTACTGGACTTGGAATTCCACTGCGAATTCTTCAACCGTATCGACAGTCTCGTAAGACAGTTCGATAGCAGCAACAGAGGTTGGGAAACAAGAACGGAAGTTGTATGTTTTCAATACAATACCATCTTTGTCCAACTGCTCTACTGACAGATCGGTTTGATATTCAGCAGGATCATTAAACCCAGTATTTGCGTTATGAGAATTGATGCCGTTCATCCAACGTTCCATCGCATCACGGATAGCAAAGTCAGTATCGTTAATAACGGTTACTGTCCAAGTTTCAAATGTACGGTCACCCGCAATTTTCAACTGGCGACCACGGAAAGGAACCGTGATCGTATTTACTGTGGATGCAGGAAGCGCTGCTGCTTTACACATAAAGGAAGTAAGTTCCGCATCACCAAGAGCGTATGCGGGAAAGTTCATCTTCACGTTAAAGAGGTTAGGACGAGCGCCACCACCTTTCAGTTTAGACTTAAAGTCATCTACGCCTAAAATAGCCATGGTCTACTCCTTATGCGCCTACCGTGCCAACAATCTCTTCGAAGTCTACACCAGTTCTAACAGCAACAAAGTTCAATTGAACGAAGTTGATAGAACGTGCAGGTTTCACAAAGATGTTTGCAACGAATTGGTTATTATCAATCACCTCTTGAGTGTTGTTTGTTTCGTCACAAACGACACGGAAGTCGGTAATACCCCTACGACCCTTCACTCTTCTGAGGAAAGGTTCTACAATGTTTACGAACTCAGCACGAGTAAATTCATCGTTGAATTCGAACATTACGTTTTTCGCAGCTTCACTGATTGACTTCTCAATAGAGATGAACAAACGTCTCACGTTGATACGGTCAAATGCAGAAGGTCTGCTCTCCAACGTCTTATCACCAAACAGAATCAGACCAGTGCCCGGAATGTTTGCGATAGGGTTGACACCTGCTTTGTACAGTGCGTCACGTTGGGTTTGATTTGGATTTGCCAAGATATCAGTAACACCACGATAGTTACCACGTCTCTGACCTGCAGGTGAATACCAAGGATCTGCAACGATATCCGTAGATGCCATTAGACCCGCAGTACTAGATGCGGCAGGGATGTTGATGTAAGTGTCGTTGTACTTATCAAATACCTTGAAGTAGTTGTTATCAACAACTAAGTACGATGATTTCGTAAATGTATTCGCTACCGTCACAGCGTTGGTCTGTGCTTGTGCGTCAGTTTTGCCCACGATACCTGCTTTATCAACAGATGTCAGAACAACACAATCTTTACGAGTGTTTGCAATTGATACAAGATCATTCACAACAGTAGTAGCGTTTGACACGTTACTGTGTTGAGGAGCGATCAAGAAATCAATCTCTGTTGCAAGTTTGTCTTCGAATAAATCGAATCCTGCGGAGTACTCTCCAGTTCCCAGAGTAGCAGAAGCTTGTCCGCCACCAAGTTTAACTGTACGCATTCCATCAGTCAGTGCGGCACTAAGACCGTAGTTAACAGGAGTATCGATATCAGGAGTATCACCCCAGTTACCACCCATGTTAGAGAAAGATGATCCGAATGCAGAGTCATCACCGAAGTAACCATTCCAGATGTACTGCGAGTTATCGTTCAGTACGTCAGAGATGTAATTCGGAGAATTGTCCGGAGTTACTGCGCCTTTGGCAACAGATAAGAATGCAAACTTTTCGAGGACAGAACCTACAGTACCAGAGATGGCACCAGTACGGTCAACGATTGCAACGTGAACTTCGTCATTAGATGCACCATTAGTGGATGCATAAGATGAAGTGCCGGGAGCAGCATCAAATTCATCAGCATATGCCCAACCTGTAAAGTGATCTGCACTTGCAGAATCACCTGCAGGACAGAAAGATACAGTAAGAGCATTACCTAAGTCGCCTGGATATTTTGCAATCCAAGTACCAGATGAAGTTGCAGATGCACCCTCACCAACAGCAGAAGAAACAGTGTTTTCCCAATGTGATTGATTATTTACAATCAATGAGTTACCATCTGAATCACCGGCAAATTTGGTGATAGCACTGTGAGCGTTTTGCCCACCGTTGTTCTCACGTACAACTTGTAAAGTCTGTGAGTATTTTAGAAAGTAAGCAGCGGAGTGAAAGTCCACTGAATTAGCGGTGTTGGGTGCTCCAAAAGTAGTAACCAATCCAGTTTCATCTGCGATCAGTGTTCTCTCATGTACGGGCCCCCAACGAAAGTTTCCTACGAATGCACCACCAGAGGCACCGACTGCAGGAACAATGCCTGTTTTGTCGATTTCGCTGATATTGATTCTAGGAGATGCGGGTTTGACAGCCATAGCATTTTCCTTTAGTTTCGTTAACGAATAATACGGTTATCATAATACGGTTATGTTCAATACCTTTATTTATGTTAATTGTGATTTTCAGAAGTCATCTGGAGTTGTCACCGTTTCAAACGAGTGCCAACCTAAATTAAGATCCTGTTGTTCTGCCCAATCAGATCCATCATCCACAAACCCAAATGGGACTACATCATCCTCAATTTGTTTCATCCTTTCATCGAACAACATCTGTTTCATATTGATGTCGGTCATATCTGAAAAGAACTGAGTAGATACAAAGTACCCAAACATCACCAGATTCATCATGAGATCATCATGATTACCATCGGATGCTTCGTAAGACTGACCCTTTGCAACGAATGTGGAGATCTCTAGAATTGTATTCTCATCTACGATCTTTAATTTATCTCCTTCGAGAATATCCTTGATTGAGGAACAACCCAGACGTTTAACCTTACGGTTCATTTCGATACCCAGTGCGTTTGCTTTAATCGCACTGGTCGTGTGTAGGTTCTCATACTCTAAATCATAGTATAAACCATTACAAACCACTTGACCAGAATCGTTTGACTCGACTACTACCCACGCTTCATTGTAGAGATTCGCATACTTATATATAATGTTTGGAAGCAGTAAGGGAGATATAGTGTTACAGCGATAGGCAGCTACTTGCCGGAAAGGACGCTCCGTAATATCGATGACCTGAAAGGTAGAATAATCCTGTCCTCTTCCCTTCGAGACATCAACCGTCATGACGTATTCATGTTCTGGTATTGGTTCTTGATAAACTAGTAAGTCACCGGACTCTAAAATTCGTTTGGGGTTCAGTGCACGTAGGGACATAAGAGTCTCTGCGTTAATTAGGGTATCACCTGTCCCAAAAAAGGTGTTACCAAATTCTTGGTCGAATTGCAATTGAGATGTATTCGCAATTGTCTCTGCCTTCCACTTCTCGTCCCTGCCTGGCACGTCCCACCAGTCTACACGATATGGTTTGTATTCATTCGTGCCTTGTACTGCTCCTGTCCAGATCTTTTCAAACTGATTACCGATACCGTTTGCGGTAGACGTGATAATTACTTTGGTGTCCTTACCAGATGAGATTACTGGATACGTTGACGTATAGAACTCAGTAGCGTTTTCAACGAAAGCAAACTCATCAAGAAAAAGCAGGTTAACAGACATACCACGAATAGAAGACCCACTAGTAGCAGCAGCAATAATTCGAGAATTATTAGAAAACTCAATTGAACCCTTATTAAGAGCCTTACAACCGGGCTGTAAAAAGAACGGGAGATTCTCCAACATGAGGGTGACTCTTGAGAGCATCTCTCTTGCGGTTGCCCCCTTGTTGGCAAGAATGGCAATAGTTTTCTCAGGGTGGAATATAGCGAACCAAAGGAGGAACCCAACTGACGATATAGACTTCCCAGACTGGCGACAAGCAAGTACAATAGAAAATCTATTATCTCTAAAATGGTGGAACATTTGTTCCTGATATGGGTATAACTTGAAGTCCACCAATCCTTTGTCAAGGTGCACCACCTTCACATAGTTTGTACAGAAGTATGCAGGATCTTCCATACACTTCTTGTATTCGGTAATTTTGTGTGCGTCCCATTCTTCTGATACCCCATCCCTTTTTACATTCGGGTTACCTAAGTAGGATTCTTTATTCTGTATCGTCATGTTCAATCACGGTCTTCTCATTCTGTAAGAATCTTTGCAGATCTGTGGTTGATCCTATAAAAATGTTATTGGTGTCTCCACTCTTGTTTTCTAAAGCAGGACGATCCATAACTTCTAGTTTCTTTTTAGTGGTGTGTAGGGCAAGTAGACGATCAGTAGTCTCTGCCGTATTCTTGATCATAGTGGCAAGTACTTCAAATGCACGAGGATGCTCTGACTGCTTTGCCAGTTCCATCATCTCTTCAATACCCTCTTGACCTTTTTCAATTAGGTCATAGAGGACTTCACGAGAATACTCGTGATCCGTTTCTACTTTGTCTGTCATTATAATGCACTATCCACATAGAGTTCGTTAAATCCATAATCACTATCTACACTCACTCCTACAGGGGTTGGTGTGAGTTGTATACGATGTTGGAATACTGGAGTGTTACTATCTCCTTCAAGAATATATAGTTGGTTGTTAACTTCACGAATAAGTTTACTATCACTCATCGGGCCATAGAATGCAATTTTCATATTGAAACTGAGTGTGTAAACAATCGTTCTACGATCCCCAATAGATCCTTCGAAGTCATCACTCATCGATATCGACTGTAGAATAATCGGTACATCTTCTTTGATGTCCGGATGAGTTGCCCCAAAGGGTTTTACACTGACTGTGTACTGAGGACTAAAGTATGGTAAAATCTGTTCGACAATTTGTAACGCATCGTCTTGAGACTTTGCGTATATGTTTACATCAAACGTGATATCGTAGGGTGTGGTTGCGAAGAACTTGTTTTTCTTTGTGTTGTCACCTGCGATAGAAGTCGAGAAGACATTAGTCTTCGGTAACTGTCTGATAGAATCATATGTCATTGCAGTTATTTCGAACGACATGCGAGGCAACTTCATCGCAACTCTACGTTCCGCATCTTCCTGATTCGTCATCTGTTGAAGACGTTCTAAGAAATTTCTCTTAGGTGCGTATGATAGAGGAACCTTAACCTGAGAGATAACCTCACCGGCAGAGTTCTGTCGTAATACGTATAAATTATTGAACATAGATCCGAATACCGATACGGCAGTTCGAACACGTTTATGATAGAAATGAGTTCCAAACATTACGACATGTCTCCAAATGGATTACTCTCAGAGAAGTCTAGGAAGTCTCCCTCAAAGTCATCAAAGTATTTATTCTGTGTGACAGGTTCGTCGTTACCCACGTTGTCTATCTGTTGTATATAATTCAACTCTTCGACCAGACTAGGTGAATAAGTGGCAGCGTCACTGACAAGAGCATTTGTTGTATTGAACGTATGATACTTTCCGTCTGTTGCACCTACGTGTGCGAGATAAAGAACGTTGTCAGAATCAGACCATCTACCTACCTCACCTCTTATAGTATAGGATGGTGTAGTTTGAGTGACCACTGCATTCTTCTTATAGTTACCACCTGAGTATGGTGCAGAAAAAGTAATAGTAGGTGGAGCGTTGTAGTAGATACCTGAAGTAAGAAGTTCTACCGCATTCAATGTACCATCGGTATTGATTGTTGCAGTTGCAGTTGCACTGACCGCATTGAAGTGTTGTAGTGTTGCATCGTAAGTTGGATTAGCAGTCCACTCAGCACCATTGTCATCGGTATCGATAGAATCACTGTTGCCCGGAGTTGAATATCTGGGTTCTAAAATTTGTGTCTTAGATCCAGTCTGTACACGGAACTCATCAATGTATCCGTTGAGTGCTTTCCAGTCTACTCCATCTACTGTTCGTGCGGCAGTAGAACCTACAGAGAATCCGTTGGTTCCTACAAAGTTCCATGTCACACCTGCGAGAAGTGTGTCGAGAACCTTGTTACCGTCAAAATAGATTACTAAGTTATTAGTGTCAAATGCACCAATCAGTATGTGGTGCCAAGTACCTGTGGCGAATAGAGCAGTACCACCAGTTAAACTAGTGATTGAACCTCCCCCATTATCTTCTCTACTATATACCAGTTGTCCTAAATTGTCAATACCCCAGAAGTAAACATTTTCTGGATCAGATCCACTACCACCAGTTTTAAACAGTACTACTTGTTCTCCTGCATTAGGTAAAGTAGTTGTTTGAACCCACATCTCTACTGTACCTTGTGCACCCGTCAAGGCGTAAGTTTGTTCTAGACCACGACCACGGTTAACATCTAAAGAACTGTTGCCGAGTTTTGACAGACCGCCGGGGTTAGTACCAATAGTAACTGTAGGTGCGGTTGTGTATCCGAAACCAAGACTTTCTATTTCTATTTCACCAACAACACCGTCTGGACTAATCGTAGTAGTACCAGTTGCAGTTGCATCTGCGGGTGAACGCATAGTCAGTTTATATTGATATGCAGACTCATCCTCAACCACATCGATATTATCGATATCAGTATCAAAGTCTTCATCGTTGTATTCGAACAACTCACACTGTAGTCTGAAGGTAGGTAGATTACTCAATTGATAGAACGGAGTCTCTGTCTCAACCTTGAAGATCTCGAACATAGACTCAGACATAGGCAAATAGATGATATCGCCTTCACGTGGACGGAAGTTATATGCGTCTAGTTTATCACCAATGAGTTTCTTCCATCGTCTACGTGCAACCACGAATGTTGCTTGATCACGTAATTCTACACCGAACTTAGAGAATAGATCTCCTTCGCCATCGAACCCTTCTTGGTTCTCAATATACATCTCTATCTTATAGGCATCAGAGAACCGTGACGGTACGTCATCAAGGAACACTTTATCTTTGTTGACGATTTCACGAGGTAGGTAATATACGTCTTCTCCGTAAAACTTTAAAGACTCTATTACTAGGTCTTCGTACAAGCCTTGCTCGTTACGTGCACCTCTTGAAATCCATGGATTAGTTGCCATTAATTACCCCACGAAGAACGCTGGCCCGATATCTTCTTCTTCCCTAAATTTAGTCATGACGTTTTCAATGTCTTGATTCGCATCTTCGAGAATCTGTCTACCCGATATGGTCACCCCGCCAGGCAGTGTCATACCTTCGAACTTAGACATGTTAATACCCCATTGACGTTTGATCAATGCTGTGGTATAATTCTTTAAAAACTTGTGATTCCACAGAGAATTATAATCCGCTAACACACCAGTGTCCGGATCAATATCAGCATATACTTCTAACATTATATAGTTACCTACCACAAAGTCCTCTTTTGAATGATAGAAATGAAGTCTAGAACCCTGTCTATCAAAATTGATAATAGGGACACCGCTTAATTTCATATCAAGTAACGACAAGTGTTGTTGCATTTGTTCGTAGTATGCAATATCCCCTGCGTAGTTATTTAGGTCAGTAATATCGTTTAGCATCATCTGGTATTTGATGTCAAAGAAATTGGTTGATGCAGTAACGTTCTCTACTGGGAACATTCGAACGACACACATAACATCTGTACCCAAATCAATATATCGATTGTCGATATCATCTTGAGTCATTTGATGGGTCAAATAGAAACGTCTAGATCCATCTGGATGATGTTCACGAAACCACTGTAACGCTTCATCAACACGATCTTCGATCTGTTCGTCAGCGACATTAATTTCGATCACCGGACTACCCAGTGCTCTTAGACAGTAGTCAATTAATTCATCTCTTGTATTTGGAATTGCCATTTCTTTACCTTAGTTAAGTAGTGTCCCCGAAGAGTTATACACGTTTATTCTGTAATGTGTTCCTTGTTGCCCGTCTAGTAAATCTGCGTCAAGACCAGACGCTGCACCATCCACAGTCTTGATTTCAGTCAAAATTTCTGAAGCGGTTCTTTCTGTGAAAGACATATCACCAGTGGCAGAGTTGTAAGACAGAGATCCAGATCCACTGATACCTGCTCTTGCAATGGTAGTTATATCTGCAGAGTCTACATGCAGATTACCGACAAACAGTTCGTCTAATCTTACTGTACCTGCGTTAAAGTCACCAGATGCATCACGAGCAACAATGGTTGAACCAGTGTTTGCATTTGTCGCAGTAGTCGCAGAGTTCTGAACTTTACCCGCAGTACTAATAGTCGCAAGTTTAGTATCAGCGATATTTGCGGATGCGTTGATATCTGCGTTTACGATACTGCCTGGATTGTATGCAGTTGTAAGTGTAACTGCACCTGTACCATCAAACGATACAGCGTTTGCAGTGATGTCACCTGTTAAGGAGAAGTTTCTACCAGTTGCAAGTGCGGTTGCTGTATCTGCATTACCTGTTAATGCACCAGTGACATTACCTTCAAATCTACTTGCAACAAGAGTCGCAAGACTAAATGATGCGTCTCCAGTATTGATTGACCCTACTGGTGTGGAGTCGTATTCATCTACTAACTTCCACTTCTCATCAGTGACATCGAAGAATATACCCATATGAGTATAACCAACACCACTTGTACCAGTGTTTCGGTTTGTGAAGAAACCAGTATCTACGTTTATAGGAGATGCAGTACCTTCCCATGTATCACCTGAATCGTGACCTGTGGTCGCCCCAAACTCAACTGATATATTATCAGCAGAATGAATGAGTTGTGGACTTCCAGTGATAGGAACCTTTGTTGCTTCGGGGGAACCAAACGCACTGTCAGTATCCCACTCAAATGTGTCAACACCGCCTGGCCCTGTCCCCACACCATCAATACGAACATAGTATGAAGTAGGCGTAGTTCCTGTAAAGTGTCCTGCAAAGAATGCATCGTCAAGTCCAGTACCAGTGAAGACTGTTCCTGCTTCACCAATCGCATCACCTTCGTTCAATCGATAGAACGGTGCACCCTGAGTTACGTTAGATGTACCTACAGTAGTCGTACTGCCTAAAATAGTTAAGTTACCGTCAACCTGTAAGTCTGTACCAATGTGTGCAGAAGTTCTTACACGGAATGAGTTAACTGAATGGTTCTGTTGATTGACCAGAAGGATACCAGTATTGGAATCGCCCGACAGAACAACCCAACCTAGACACATCGGAAAGTTTGGATATGTCGGAGATGCGTTCTGAACCAGTCCAGGCCCAAGACCCACGAAGAAGTTTGTTCCGTCTGACAGACCTGTTGTATTCACTTCGGTCAACTGACCAGAAATGAGACAGTGACCATAAGAGTTGTTTGCGATGTCTTGTGCGGCAATACCTTGAGCGTTATATGCGTTTACGTCTGTTGCGTCTGCAAGACCAACCGTAGGAACATCAAGAGCACCTGAAGTATAGTTGCCACTAAAGTATAGTGGTTGACCTTTTCGTATCAATGAACCTGTATTGTTGAATACACGCTGGTGTTCTTGAATACCAATCTCGTGAACCATACCAGTGATGTCATCATTATAATTCAGAGTCTTGTGTGCATTATCATAATACAACAGACCTTCACTGTATGGTTGATGCGAATCAAACCTAGTTATGTCAAACTGAACATTCAGTAATGATGCAGAGTCCGCTTCAAGTCTACCTGAGACTTTCAGTCTATCTTCAATACGCAGATATTCGTAGTGTTCACTGAATCCGTCTACAAGGATTGTACCAACATTAGAGTCAGAAGTCAGAACACGACCAATGTGGAACGGATAACCAGTATCAACTGTAACTGCTTGATCAGTCCACTTACCTGCGGAGTCTGCAGACAGATATAGTGTAGAACCGGCAGATATACCACTAGTGTTTATATCACGGACAATACCATAACGAGTTACCCAACCATGTCCTCCGTCTGGAATATCCATAGTTGCAAGACCAGTCGGATTACCAGTCGATGACATATCCGCACGAGCAAGAGATACTTGTGGGTGTTTACCGTGTGCAGTTCCAGAGATATAGACCGCATCACCGTTGTTAATCTGAGCACCAGTTAGGTTATGAACATAAACGAATATCTCTTGACCGATATTCAGAGTTACATCTGGATTTGGGTTCTCTCTCGTAGACATGTTGACAGAGAGTGCTTTCTGGTGATCAGAGTCAAAGAAAAGAGTACCCGCAACATTATTTGGGCGACCCTGTTGTCTATTGAGTTGAATGCTATTAGCGACAGCACTGTCTTGAGTAACCTTACCGAAGGTTACGTCATCGGTTGTGCCAACCGACTGACCAATTGCGACAGAACCATTTGTAATTGTGACACCAGTACCACCAGAAAAATGTGCACGAGTTTCTGCGGCAGATGGCCCTGTATAGGTAAGGACACCAGTACTACTATTGTACCCAAGTGATCCATCACCACCTGCATCGGTAACTGAAATTGATCCACGTGCACGTGCGTCTGTGTAATAAAGATTAGACCCTTCGGTCAGATCTGAGGTAGTCTTCTGTGCAAAGTCAGAATCGAAACCACCATAAGCGACTTCACTATAAGTGATGACACCAGAAGCACTATCATAAGATAGTGCCCCACCTTGAACACTCAATACATTTCGTGCTCTTGCGGTAGTAAAGTATTGATTTGTTCCCTCTGTTATATCAGAGGTAGTGTTAGCCGCCAAATCAAACTTTTTCTGTGTGCCAGATCCATTATGTACGTTAAGTTGATCATTGTGTTCACTGAGGACTAGATTGCCAAGATAGATAGACTGTCCATTTAGGTACAAATCACGGAACTTTTTAGTCGGTGAACCTAAGTCATATGCACTGTCTGTAGCTGGAATAATATGTCCAGTAACGTTACCTAGTTTGGTCTGTACACGTGCATCGGTATAATACAGGTTAGTAGACCCTTCGGTGAGATCGTCTGTAGTATCAGAATCCCCAAAGGTGTCCATGTTTATTTTTACAGAATATGACCCACCGTCTGCAGTAGAAAGAGTCAGAAGGTTTGTGTCGGAGTCATATGCAAGACCAGAAACTCCTGCAACACTTACCGTGGTTGCGGAATCTACTTGACCTTGTGCGTTGATTGAAAGGACGGGTATCTCAGTTGAGGAACCGTAAGTAGCAGCAACAACGCCACTATTGGTAATACTGATTTCACCTGCAGTTTCAGTTATTCCAGTGCCACCAGAAATCTCACGCAATGTGACGATTGCACTAGAGGATGCACTATCTGTTGTTTTGAAAAAGAGGCGACCATCATTTGTGTTGATCGCAATTTCACCTAGTGCTATATTTGACGTAGTTGGTGCTTTCCCCTTTACCGAACTACGCTTCAGTTTAAAAACTGTAGACATTTGTCAACCTCGTCCCAATGTTGGATAACCCCCTTATATAAGGGGGTATAGCTTATTTAGTATGTTCCTCCATCTAGAGTTGCGACAGTCACGAACCCAGATGTTAAGGTAAACTGGTCTGAGTCAAAAGACGCAACACCCTTGTTTGTATAACTAGCAAGTTCTGCAGAGAACAGAATAGTATTATCTGAATCTTGAACAGAACCATAGGTAATGTCCATACCTTCGCCAGCAGCGAAGAAATTATTACCAAGATGATCTTCGATGTATTCACGAAGAACCACA